ATTCGACGATGTGGCTCATGCCATCGGCCAGCGCCGCCGGCGGATAGGCGTAGGTCACGGTGTAGGCCACGCCGCTGCCCGCCGTCAGGATCGGCCGCTCCCACTCGCGATAGGTCGTGATGGTGAGATAGGTCGCCGACAAATCGCCCGTGAGATAGAGCTTGTTCAACGCCTCGAATAGCTGCGTCGTGCTCGCCTTGTCGGGCGCGAGGCCGGCCTGTTCGATGACGGTGAGGATTTCCTCTTGGATCGAGTTGCACCACCAGTCGTCGACGATGGTGGCTTCCTGCGCGGCGGCCGGGTTGCCGTTGGTGAACCAGCCAGGCGCGCCGGGCGGGCCCGGAACAGGACGGGAGGAAACGGCGCTCGAATTGTCGATGCGATACATGGCTAACGCCTCGCGATGAGGGGTGGATTTTCCAGAGCGGCGACGCGCGATTCAAGGTCGGCTATCTGGCTGGCCTGCCCGTCGATCACGGTTTGCTGGGCGTCGATCAGGGCTTGCAGCGCGTCGACATAGAGCTTGGTCGCCGCCTCCGCGTCCTGCGCGGGATCACCGACCAGCATGAGCGGCCCGGTCATGGTGGCGCCGCCCAGCGGCAGGTAGGGGAAGTTGAGCAGCAGCGCCGAGACCACCGCCTGCAAGTCGGTGATCTCCTGCGCCGCGATCTGGAAGTTGTCGCGCACGCTTTGCGTGGTCGGGTTGCCGTGAACCGGGTTGTCGGGATTGATCGCGCTGGTCATATCAACTGGTCCCAAATGGAGTTGCCGTCGTCCCATCGCGTCGGGTCGGTCTTGTCGTCCCACACCGCCCACGAGTTCTGGTAGGCGAAGTGCAGGATGGTGTGGGCTGGCTTGATGGCGTTGAGGACGCATTCGAGCAGCGCGTTGCCCCACGAGCGCAAGCGCTCGCGCGTCACCGACTGGCCGGTGCGGAAGAAATAGATTTTCTGGTTCTGCTCCCACGACGTGACGCGCCAATAGAACAGCCAGTCCTCGCCCGCGAGATAATCGCCCGCGCGGTTTTTGCCGACGCGGAACGGCTGATACTCGGTGATGGTGATGGTGAAGCCCAGCGCGTAGGCGACATCGATGTAGTATTGCCGGCTCTGGCCGCCGCGCATCGCGAGCTTGGCCAGGATCGCGGCGCGCCGCTCCTGGATGGTGCCGAGCGTTCCCGTGCACGGGTCGGGCAGGCCGCAGATTCGTTCCCAATCCGTCAGGGTTTCGAGCGCGGTGCCGGGATAGGACTCGGCCAGGAGATCGCAGTCGCGTTGATGGATGCGGGCGAACTCGACGGCCAGGCCTTCGAGCACTTTCATCTGGACGCTGGTGAGCTCGCGCGACCACGCCCAGCCGCGCGGCAGGAGATCGGACAGGACGCGCGTGTAGTCGTCGGCCGTGAAGCCGCAGACCTGTTGCGCCTCGATGTCGGTCGCGAGCGCGGGATCGCGGGCGAGCTCGAGCCTCATGAGTAGCTGACCGTGCCGAGGATGACGATTTCGCCGGGCGCCGGATTGGTCTGCACGGCCGGCTGATCCATGACGAAGCGCTCGACGCCGGCGGTGATGCCGATCGCCGTCGACCACTGCGAGAGATAGATCGGCTGGCCGGGGCTCGCCTCGTTCAGCAGCATTTGCGTCAGGCTGTCGAAGATGGCGTCGCGGATCTCCGGCGTGTCGGGCTGCAACTGACTGATCGCCACGTCGGTGACGAGCGGGATCGGCGCCACGACGTGCACGTCGGCGGTGACCGGCCGGCGCGGATCGATGTAGGCGGCGACGATATCGACGTCGGCCTGCGTCGGGATGCCGGTCGGCGCGCGCACGTCGTCCATCATGAATCGCACGGTTACGGTGCCCGGCCCGAGTTCGATCGGGTAGCACCAGGCGCGCGTGACGCCGGGGACCTCGAGCGCCCAGCGCACGTAGTCGAATTCCGCGCCACCATGCGGCGGCAGTTGAATGCGCGTGAGCACCGCTTGGAGCAGGAGAGCGTCGCTTTGCTGGTCGGCGCCACCGGCCAGGCCGGGATCGTCGACGATGCCTTGCACCGAGACGCCGGCGAAGGTGGTGAGCAGCACGAGTTGCGTGCCCGCGAGCGCATTGCCGACTTGGCCCAGGGTCACGGCTTGCAGTTGCGCACTGATCAGGCCGCCCGATTCGGAGACGCTTTCGACCACCGAATAGCGCACGCCATCGGCACGCTGCACGAGCGCGTCGGCCAGCAGCCGCGCGCCGGGGTCGGCGGTCCACGTCGCCGAGCCGGTGGCGGCGCTCGCCGGGATGCGCTGGACGCCCCAAATCGAGGCCCAGCGATCGAGGAATTCACTCTCGGCGGTGTCGGGAAAGAGTTGCTGAAAACTCCATTCCAGGCGGCCATAGAGCAGGTGCGCCGAGCCCGCTTCGACTTCGGAGAAGGCGCGCAGGTTGTTGACGCGCAAGCGCGTGTCGGCGCCCGGCAGCTTGTTCATGAGATCGTTGGCGATGCGCTGGCGCAGACTGCCGAGGGTCGGGCGATCGAAGGGCACGGTCAGCCTCCCTGATTGATCTGGAACAGTTGGCCCCAAGCCCACGAGAAGTGACGCTTGAGCAACTGATTACGGGCGCGCCACACGGTGACCTCGACATCGAGCCGGCCGGGCGCCTGGGTGTTCCATGTCGCCACGACGTCGACTGAGTCGGCGACATCATCATCGAGCATCCATTGCAGCGCCTCGCGGCAATAGTCCTCGGCGCGCTGGCGCACGTCCTCGGTCTGCTTCTCGCGGCTGATCAGCCAGAGCCTAGAGCCGATCGGATAGTCGGCGCCGTAGTCGGCCCACCAGCCCCGGCGGTCCGCGTCGGCCGGGTCGGGCAAGCGATCGTCGGGCAGCGCCAGGCGGTCGGTGAACAGCGAAATGATCGCGGCGGTTTCGAGATCGCGGCCGGTGACGAGATCGGGCGGCGCGAACAGCCAGTCGCCCGCCAGGCCGAACGGATCCCACACGGTGCGCACGTCGGGCAGCTTGGTGATGACCTCGGCCACCGGCACGATGGTCTGCGGCCGCTTCTCGGTGATGCGCTGCTGGCCGCCGTCCTCGGTGATGCGGATGCGGCCATCCATCGTGATGCGGAGCGGGGCGAGTGCGGCCATCGTGCTACGCCTTGATGATCCGGTTCATGATGATGGTCGGCTGGACGAGCCCTATCGTCGCCTGCGCGCCATCGCTGTTGTAGAGCCAGTTCGTCGGGCTCGCGTTCCCGCCCGCGCTGGAATACTGCGGCCCGTAGGCGGTGAAGAACGTGACGCCAGCCGGCATATTGGCGAGGGTCAGCGCGTGGTTCTGCGCACCGCCCGCGGCGCCTAGCGTCTTGCCGTCGACGCCCGACCCGGCCGTCGTCAGTCGGCCAGCGGTGCCAGCAGGATCAAGTCCGGCCGTCACACGCCCGCGACAGTCGGGGAGATTGAACGACGAGCCGCTGCCGCCGTATTTGTAGCCGATGACGGCGAACAGCGCGGCGTCGGTCGTCGTGTCCTTCGCCGCGCCATCGCAGATGTACCAGCCGATCGGCGCCACATCGCCGGCGAAGTCGGCGACGACGCCCGTGCCAATTTGCAACGGTCCTCCGGGGCCCGGAGGTCCCGGCGGCCCGGTCAGGCCATTGAGCGGCGCCGCTCCGAAGTTGAAGAAGGTGACGGCGGCGCCGGCAGCGTTGGGATTGATGGTGACGTCGAAGTAGTCGGTGCCGTTGGCATCGACGAGCACATTCAGCTTGGCGGTTGAAAAGTAATTGGCGGTCGACGGGGTCTCGGCCGAGGTCGCGCCGGGGATCGGCACGCCGTTCTTGCGCAGGACGGTAAAGAATTGAAGCGGCCCGCTCGCCGCCGCCACACAGGTTGAGAAGATGAAATAGCGGCCAGCCGGAGGCGTGAAGCGTCCGCTCGCCGGGCTGTATGCGCCGCTGGCGTTGCCAGTGCCGACCGTGTTGGCGACCAGCACGGTGTTGGCGTTGGCGGGCGGCGTGAGGTTGGCGCTGTTGTAGGCCCAAAAATCTCCGACGCCCGGATTGCCCGGCGGCCCCGCAGGACCGGGCGGCCCTGCCAAGCCCATGATCGGGAAGGCCATGAACTGGATCGCGCCGGTCTGCGCGCCGCCGGCATAGACCGTGAAATCGAAATAGTCGGTGCCGTTCGCGTCGACGATGGCGGCTTGTGCCGGATCGCCCCACCAGCCGGCGTTACCGGGCACTTGGCCGCCGAACGCGCCGGGCAGGTTCGCGCCATTCTTGCGGAGATTGAGTTGCAAGCCGACCGCGCTCGTGGTGTTCGGCACGGTCATCGAGGCGCGGATGAAGTAGCGCCCGGCGGGCGGCGTATAGCGGCCCGTCGTCGGGTTGTACCAGTTGCCGGAGTTGCCGGAGAGGATCGTGGTGGGGATCGCAACTGCCGTGGTCGCGGTGATCGTCGCGGCTTGGGTGTAGGCGCAGAAGTCTCCGAACTGCGCCGGGAGCGGTCCGGGCGGGCCTTGCATCCCGGAGAGCGGGAAGGCGGTGAACTGGCCGCCCTGTGCCGCCATGCCGGCCGAGGCGCAGTTCGCGACCCAATCGAAATAGTCGGTGCCGTTGGCATCGACATAGATGCCGACCGTGATCGGGATCGAGAACAGCGGGCCGCCCGATGCGTTGGCGCCCTCGTTCGGGATGCGCACGCCGTTCTTGCGAGGGACGAGCGCCCAGGTCCCGTTGCCGCCGCTCGGCGCCTGCACGCCATTGGTGCACTGGATGAAGTAGCGGCCCGCCGGAGGCGTGTAGCGCCCGGTCGCCGGGTTCAGCCAGTTGCCGCTGTTGCCGCTGATGATGGTCGCGAAGTTGATGACCGCGTCGGCGCCGGTCGCTGGCGTGAAGGTGCCGCCCGCAGCTTGCACCGCGCCCGCACCGCCCGCGCTGTTGGTCAGCCACAGTGTGCCGTTCCACTGGTAGATGACGCCGTTCGGCGCGGTGTAAAGCTGGCCGACAGTCGGCGACGAGGGGAAGTCGATCATGGCGAACCCCACACGGTGACGGCGCCGCCTGCGGCAAAGGTCGAGCCTCCATCGAAGGAGACGCGAAATCCGGTGATCGCGCCGGCGGTGTTGCGATGGCCGTTGCCGGCATAGCCCGCCAAGAAGGCAGCGTTGCTGCTGACATGGTTGGCACGCCAGTTCACGCCCTTGACCCGTGTCGCGTCGCGGATGTTGTAGATCGAGAAGTCCCCCTTGATCGTATTGCCGGGATAGGTCGCGAGGTTGGCCACGCGATTGCCGGTTTGCGGCCACGTAAAGCAGATGCCGCCGGCCGGAGCGCCAGCGGAAGCGTTGGTGAATATCTGCGGCGGATTGCCGGCCGTCGCGGTGTTCCAGATCAGCGCGAGGCTCCAGCCATAGTGATTGCCCGTGTCGAGCACGCCGCTGGCATCGTAGAACTGGAGGAGGAAGTTCACGTCGTTGAGGGTCGGCGTGCAGTCGATATGGACCTGCAGGTCGTTGATGTCGGCCGGGATGTTCGGGAAGTCGACGGTTGCTTGTGCAGCGGCTGGCACGATGCGGCCGACCTGCCGCCAGCCGAGCGGCGCCGGGACGCCGACCGGCAGCGTCGGCGTCGTCGGCACCCACTGCGTCGACGAGCCGTCGTTGTACCAGAGATACATCTGGCCGCTGGCGCTGTTCCACCACAGTTGATTGGGACCGGGGGAGGGCGGCGGCGTGTCGCCGACGAACAGCGCTTGGGTGGCGCCGATCGGCAGCCACAGCGTGCCCGTCCACTGATAGGTGACGCCGTTGGGCGCGACGAAGATCTGTCCGGTGGTCGGCGAGGCGGGGAAGTCGAGTGCGGCCATGGCTTAGGTCTTTATGATTTTGTTCATGACGATGACCGGCTGGACGTTCTGCGCGACGCCAGCACCGGCGGTACCAATCCCGACCGAAAGGTCTTGGAAGTAGCCGGAGTTCACGCCATCGGCGGTACCGACCGCGCGGCTCGTGCCGGGGGTCAGGTTTTGCCCGACGAGCCCTTGGTGTGCCGTGACGGGATGGCTGTGCGCCGGCATCTGCTGATCGCCGCCGACCGCGCCGACCTTGGTGCTGTCGACGCCCGAGATCGCCACCGTGAGGCGGGTGCCGACGGCTTCGGTGCCGACCGTGACGCGGCCGCCGCAGTCGGGCAGGGCGAACGTCGTCGAGCCATCGCCCGCGCCGTGCAGCGTGCCGATCGCGGCGAACAGCCCAGGGAAGGCCGCGCGGCTCACAAGCTGGCCCTGGCAGAGCAGCCAGCCATTCGGTGCGGCGGCGCCCGCGTAATCCATCGTCGAGCCCGGCGGAATGCTTTGCCCGATCGGCGCGGGCGAGGCGGGGACCCACTGCTTGGTGTTGCCGTCGTCGTACCAGAGAAAGAGGATGCCGAGCGCCGAATTCCACCACAGCATGTTGGGCAGCGGCGCGGCCGGTGCTGTCTCGCCGACCTGCACCGAACCGCCTGCAGGTGCGGCGGTGAAGGTGAGGATGCGGCTGCCCGGGTTGAGCGCCGAGGTGCTTGCGGTGTCGAGCGCGACCGGCAGTTCGGCCCACGTCGCATGGTCGATCGCGTCGGCCGTCGCCCTGAAGATCAGCCAGCGCGTGCTGTCGTCACGGTCCTGCAGCAGGAGCTTCACGCCCGCCTTGAGCGACAGCATGAGGACGTTGTAGGCACTCGCGCCCGAGGCCGTGGTGCCGCTGAGATAGACCCGGTCGGACGCACTCTGCGTGGCGTTGTTGAGGCGGATTTCGCCAGCGGCGGGCGGCGGCGTGATGGTGCCGCTGAAGGAATACTCGCCGCCATCGTCGCCGCCGCCACCGGCCGCCTCGACCCAGGCGCCGTCTTTGCGGGCATAGGTGTTGCCGTCGTGCGGCGCGTCGGTCAGGAAGGCGCGGGCGGCGATCTCGCCTTGCACAAAGGCGCACGTCGCGAGCCTGGCATTGTTGGTGCTTTGCGGCGGCGTCGGCGCGGTCGGGGTGCCGGTGAAGGCGGGACTATCGAGCGGCGCATAAGGCGAGAGGTCGATCGTCGGCAGCGGGATCAAGTTGATCTCAAGCACACGGCCAAGGTCGTCGGTCGTGATCTCGGGGATGTTCTGCGCATCGCCATAGGTGCCGGCCCGGCCGAGGTTTTCCATCGAAACGGCGATCACCGGCGCGCTGCCACCGACCTTGATGCCCGGACCGGGGACGATGCCGGTCAGGTAGCTCGACAGGTCGGGCTTGACGGCCGCCTTGAGCATCGCCTGGGTGATGCGGCGCGAGGTTGCCGGATTGCCCGGCGTGCCCGCCTGGCTGACCTCGTAAAGGTCGGTGTCGTAGGCGGCCGTCGCCGGCGGCAGTTCGGTGATGCGGACTTGCGCTTGGACGTCGTCGGCCATCGCTTAAGTCTCCCGCGTGGAGTTGCCGACGCTGCCGTTCGGCGCGTTGATCGAATCGGTCGCGGTGATGTTGCCGTCGACGTTGATGTTGCCGATTTGGTTCACGTCGCCGCGGATCGTGTAGGTCGACGCGCCGCCGCCGGCGGCCTGGCTCAAGGTGCCGTCGATCTCGACGTTGCCCTTGAGCAGGATGTCGGGCGCATCGAGCGTGATCTTTTCGCTGGCGGTGACCGTCGCCTGCTTGGTCTCGATCGTGACCGCTTCCTCGGCTTTGATGGTGAGTGTCTTGGTCGTGAGCTCGATGGTGTTGTCGCGCTTCAGGACAATCGAATCGCCCTCGTCGGTGTAGATCGCGACCTCGCCCTCAGCGAGGCCAGTGAAGCGTGAGTCGCGATCGTCGGTGGCGATGATGACGCCATGATCGCGCCCGCCGCCGATGAACACGACGGTCACTTCCGACTGGCCCGGCGCGTGCCCGCTGAAGCCATAGTTCTGCATGCGCTCGACCTTGGCCTTGCCCTCCTGATAGAGCAGCGAGACTTGAACGGTCTGCATGCCCGACTCGTCGTCGGTCTCGCTGATGATGCCGCGCGAGACCATGTTCATGACGCGGCGGCCGAGGACGCTGGTTTCGCTCATGGTGTGGCCCCCGTCTTGATCGGCGCGACATCGGCCCACGGATCGGGCACCGCCGGTGCCGGCGTGCCGGCCGGTGCGGGTGCTGCGGCCTTGGCCTTGCGTTGCTTGGGATCGGGCAGGAAGGCGTCGGGCAAGGTGAGCGCCAGCGTCGTCTTCTCGCCGCCGTCGTCGTAGCTGTAGGTGACTTCAGAGATCAGCAGTTCGCGGTCGACGGCGAGCCACGGCAAGTCGGTCTGCACCATCATGTTGGGTTGCCACAGCGTGCCGTCTTGCTGGCGAAAGCCGTTCACGGTGACGGTGGCCTTGGTGCCTTCGCCCTTGCGCCGGCGCATTTCCCAATCGGCTCGGGTCTGCGCCATGCCGTCGTCGCTTTGCGCCTCGGCCACGATCACGAGCGGGCGATAGCGGGTGATCTGTGGGTCGGTGGCGCGGCCGTTGACCTGCGTGAGGGTGGTCGGGTTGCCGCGCTTGGGCGTCGTGCCGTCGCGCACCATGGCGCGGCGCACCTTGTGGCGCTCGCCCGAATTGGTGATCGCCATCAGGCGGAAGGCGGCCGCGCGCGCGGCCAGGATGGCCGGCGTTACGCCGGGCCAGGGATCCGTGGTGGGGGCGTCGTCCTGGGACTTGTTGCTGTTGCCGGGCCTCTGAGCTTTGACCAGGCACTCGGAGTAGCGCTTCGATTGATCGAGGGTGGAGGAAGCGGCGAGGACGTTGTCGCCGTGGCGTAGTTGCGTGGTGGCGCGATCGGAGCCGGCCCGCGTGAGGACGAGACGGCCCTGAGCGTCATCAGTGACCAGAAGCGCTTGCAGGCGCGACAATCTTTCGACCAGGGCAAAGCACGTCTCCCCTTGCTGGACCTGCACCTCGGCCTCGGGCTTGCCGTCCTGCAGGACATTGACATCAAGGCTGTAGGGCTTGGCGAGTTGCTTGGCGATATCGCCTACTGTCATGCCGAGAAACTGGCCGCCGTCGACCAGCACCGAACAGTCGACGAAGTCGCACGTCTTCGAGCGGCCGGCCAGGCGCACCGTGTGCTGGGTGGCGTCATAGGACGGCGTGTAGGTGTCGACCCACCCGGTGAGCAAAGTCTCGCCCTTGTAGCGTATTTCGCACTTGGCACCGGGCAGGATTTGCCACGCCTGCTGGGCGATGCCCCAGCGCTCGGAGACGGTGAGATCGAAGTCGGAGGTGGCGCGCGTGAGGCCGCGCGTGACGCGCAGGCTCTGCCAGCCGGCATACTCGGTGCCGTCGACCACCAGGGCGAAGGGCGGCGCGAAAGCGCTCGACGTCGGGCTGGCGGTGACCGTCGTGCCGGTCGGCGCGTCGAAGGCTTGGCTGATCAGGGGATCGGTCATGGCGACACCGGGGCCAGCACGCGGCCGGTGAAGGGCAGGAAGGCCGGATTGCGCGCGTCGGTGCGCTCGACCACTTCGAGATCGCGGCTGGTGTCCTGATAGAGCCGCCACGCCAAGGTGAGGCTGTTGACCGGGGTTTCCTGCATCACGCGGTAGTAGATCAGCGGCGAGAGGTTGGCGGCCTTCGCCAGGATCATCTGCGTAATCGCCGCGCGGAGATCGGCGAGCGCTGCATAGGTGTCGTCGTCGCCGATGTTGGCGGTCACCCATTCGAGGGCGATGAAGGTCTCGGCCGTGGTGTTGAGAAGCTGGATCGCCTCGTC